GAATCCCAAATCTTAACTCATTGCCGCTTCTGCCATCATCGTGAGCTTCATAAATTCCCGAACTCCTGTTAACCATTGTCCCAATCTTAGTAGCACCATTCGAGTATGCTCGCTTGCCGGATAAAATATCACCATTAAATGCCGTTCCATCTTCTGTTTCCATAACAGTTGATTTTCCTGCTTTCCCAAATATATTAACTCCGCCTTTGATATTAGCTGAATCAAAATCAATATCATAACCTCTTAATCTAGCAGAAGGCGAATAGCGAGCATCTTCGGGTATAGTCAAGTAAACATAATTACCGCCACTTACTAAGGCACTAGCTGCAAAGTCTCCTGTCCAATTATTTTTCAGTGCTCCTTGATATCTAACACCATCTGCATATCCAGCGAATCCAGCTAACACACGATTAGCTCCATCTATGTACCCATCTTCTGTATCAACAACTGTTGTCTTTCCAGCTACACCGAAGATACTTTTACCTGCTTTGATGTTAGCTGATACTAAATCAGCATCACCTATAATTGTTTGCTCACCTGACAAATACTGCCCTGCTGCAATCAATTGCGGTGTAGTAGTCGGGGTAAATGTTGCTGCAGCTTTTGTTGGCATAGCCCCAACTTGCTCTCCATCTTCATTCATAAATGTTTTACCAGGTAACATGTCAGCAGGTTGACCATCTCCAACTAATTTAGCCCCTGTAGGGGCTAAGATAAAAGCCTCTAATTCAACTCGTATCACATAGAAGGTAGTTTCTGTTAGTAGCTCTGTGACAGGATCGCCATTCGGTAATAACAGCGGTTTAGCAGCACTATCATTATTTTTAATAGTAATAGATCCACCTGTTACATTCTGAGTTATTTTAAGAGTAATCTTTTTAAGAGCTGGGTTAGATGTAATGATTAGTTCTCTACCGTTATATTCCGGTGTAATTGTTTCATCTAACTGTTTGAGTATTGAGTCTATTTTATTCATATCAACATTGTAATCCTCGCGCCTAAGATTATCACTGCCTGTATACTGATTTAATCCAACTTTTTCTGTTTTGTTTGTACTGCTCATAAGTCACGTCCTTTCTATGACACTAAAATTTCTAGCTCATCCCATGTTAAATTTTGCGATTCGAACTCATCCCATGACCAATTATGCGATTCAAACATATCCCATGTCATATAAGAAAACTCCCAGACAACATTTAACTGAGTTGGTATAGTGTCAAGTAAGGTTTTTTCTAAATCTGCTATACCTTCAGGCACTCCACCAACACTTACGAATTTTATCGTTATTGTGCTGCCACTGATACTTGGTGTTGTGCTACCATTAACCCAAGATTCACAAATACTTTGAACTTTTTTTAAACTGATTTTTCCTTTTACTCTTAGCCTAGCTTTAATCAATGATCTTCTTTGATCTAACGGCTTTGAATTATCCGTTCTTATACCTAGTCTTTCTTCAAAATACTGAAGACCTATACCGTTTGCTAAATCAACAAATCGTTCGTTAAATACCAAATCAATATTAGAATCAAGTTTGCCAACTAATTTATCTACAGCAAAATATATTTCGTTTAACAATGAATCATTTCTTCTAACTGGCGGAATATCATTGAGCATGATCAATAATGACTCGGTCATGAGATCACCACACTTTTTAATATAGCAACTGATTTTTCCGGCACTGTTACATTAAGAATATTACCGTTGATTTTAAGGTTTGAGTAATCATCAATTTCAACTACAGATAATATAACGGCGCCCAATTGTGCAATAGAAATAATTTTATTTTCTTTATAAGCTTGTCTGAGGAATTCTTTTATCTTTTCACTGGTGCTTATTGTGGCAACTTCATTAGTAATCCCCTCTGATAGTACTGCATCGAATGTGATATTAAGTTCTAATCCTGTAGCACTCTTTATATATGCATAACATCCCAAAGGTGCCAAACCGGATCCGTGACCATTCTCGTCCAAGGGATTCAAAGCACTTTGAACAGTGTTTATTAATTCTTCGGATGCTGGCAAAATATTAGAATCAACTATGATTGTTAAAACACTATTATCAGCGGATTCGCCGCTAATATTTTGAAGTGGGAACACCTTTGCTTCACCAACTCCTTGAACAGATTTAGCCCAAGCTTTATGTTGAGCTTTATTTCCTTGTGTTTCCTCTGTTTGTTCACTTTCTAAGAATCGGTTTAAAAAGTGTTCGTCGGTCTCTTGGTCAAACCCATCTATCGCATCCGATGGATTGTTTATGCTTATTAAGCCTTGTAGTGTTCTCGGCATCTGTGTGATGGTATTCGCTCTTACATTGCCAGATACACCAGCAATCAAAGCTTTAACAATAACATCAGCGCTCGCGTTTATAGTTATATCATCTAAAAACTCAAATTGAATACCTGAGGACGTCTCGGTTAAATCACCTTTTGATATATTGCAATCACCAATTACAGTAACCGATACAACCGAATGAGTGGCTTCGTGTCTTGTTTTATCACTGTTCTGAGTAATAAACAGATCTAACTCTTTCCCTTTTAGTTTTGTTACATCAAGTTTAGATTCAACTAATTCAATTTTTTCTTGAAGAGCTGATAGAGCAATTGATATTGGTACCATGAAATCATATACAAGATTGCCTGGTCTTTTATCATACTTATCTGACATTTCATCTATCAATACTTTTGCTTCAATTTCAGACATTAACTATTCACCTCCAATTCGATGTCATTAATAGTTTTCACCGTAATAGTTAACTTCAAAACATCGTTAATCTTAATAGCTTTTACGCTAACAATTTCTTTGATATCTGTATTAAGTTTAAGTGCATTTTCTAATTGATCTTCAACATCGGATGCAATAAGGCTCATTGGAGTTATTTTATCTCCTATGAATTTTTTCAGACTAACACCGTAATCTAGACCTTCATAAACTTGATACACATTATATTCAGTACTTATAAAAAATTGAAGCCACTGTTTAACCTGGTCTTCAACAGATGCAAGCTCGATGAGATTACCATCTCTGAGCTCATAGGATCCTGATTCAAAGTTGAATTTATATATTATTCCGCGCTGATCAGAATCACTTGTTTTTTCACTAGTGATATTATTTATAATTGGGAACATCATTTCACCTTTCTGATTTTATCTATCACGAAAAATTCCTGACCGGATCCGGATGGTACTAGCATCACTAAATCGTCTTTTTTTAAGCTCTCCACAGTCATTTTAATATCGCCAGCAATTGATTTTGTAATACCATCAATACTTAGATTGCCTGACATTGAAACGTCTTTTTCATCCTGATATAACGACTCAGTAATATAAAGTTTATCTGCAGATAACACAATTTGATCTTTAAATATGCCAATCCTTAACTCAGGAAGTGGGCTCATGACTCTACCCACTAAAGTGCCTATATTTTTTATGTTATCTCTTTTCTTAAATTCCTTAGCCAGCGTTACTATTTCATTCATGATAAAACCTCCAAACTAAGAGACGCTCTATAAATTCCATCAGCATATGTATGTGCTGCAGATAAAATCATATACTCACCAACTAGATCAATTTCTGGTGCATTTAATTTAAGTACCCTATACTGCCTTAAACCTTTATGACCTAGTGTTGGTATACTTGTTGATGACATTACATTGTTAAGCTTTTTTAGAGCGTTCTGAGCAATGTTTCTTGACTTAGCTTCGTCTTTATCATCAATGCTTATTACTTCCTGGAGCAGACCGTATTTATTAATAGATGGTTGATCACTTACACTTTCAAACACTCTCACAAAATCGGACTTTGAAGACACAACAATTATTGAGTTTTTAAGTTCTGATATTGAGTCTGTCACTGTGAAATCATCACCAATCAAGTCCTCAATCTGTATTGGGGCTAAATTGGCAGCCAACTTGAATGAACCTTCAAAGACTTCTTTTCCCATCTCTTTAATATCAAGTTTGGATCCATTCATTTCAAAGAAATAACTTACGTCCGTTTCTAAGAATACTTGCTCTATGATATCGTTAAGAATCTCATTTGGCTTAGCGTCAATATAGATTTGAGTAATCAAAGTACTCATATACGGAATGTCACCAGCTTCAACACCAACTTTTTTTAGCAGCTGCTTAACTGCAGTACTGGCATTTGTTTTGTTAAATTGAATGATCACTTCTGATTTATTTAAGTACCAAGCAAAATCATAAACCGATAAACTGTAAACACTCCCCTTTTTAGTACGATCAACTACAATTCCGATGAATATTATTTCCTGATCATCTTCATCTTTTAAAAACACTATCGAACCTGGTTCAACTATATTAGTATTCACATTCGCAAAATCAAATGTAAGATTAACACCCAAAGTTTGACCTTGATACGTCCATGCTAGATTTCCGGATTGCTCGGATATATCAATTTCAGAACCATTAATAAGTGTATATAAACTAAAATTCATATCAATTAATGATAGGAAACTCTTTGAGTCCCAATGTGTAATTAATATCTTTCACTTGATCCGGAATTGGTGTGAAGTCAGTGATTGTACATGGCATATTTAAAAACAATTCATTACCTATGAAAATCTTAATTCTTATTGGAATCTTGATATCCATCCACCTATTTAAAATTTTGACATAATCCATTGCATCAAGAGAATTTTTCTCTTGAAACGAGTATTTATTTGATCGCTCCGGGAACATGCTCTCAATAGATAGTGATCTAAGTCCACTAAAAGTATCTAATAAAAGAGTTCTATTTCTAAATGTCTTAAACTCTATTGGTGCTTTTTGCCTACTCGGTCCCACACCTGGAGGATGAATTGGAAGTATAATACGCTCTTTATTGTTATTAATTGAAAGAATAATCATGTTTTCACCTACCTAATTAAGTGGGGAATAACCCCCACTTATGTATTGTCTATCGCTTCTTTTATCTTCTTAGCGACTTTATTACCAACATCATTAACAAATTGTTCATTGCCTATGACGTTGCCTTGAATGGTAACGTATACAGTAACGCCACCTGATTTCTCAACTATTTTTTTACTTTTATCAGCTGGTATGACTCTAGAGCCGTTAGGTAAATCGACAATTTCACCACCATTGGGACCATCATGGATCTCATGAGCGCCACCTTTAGTATAAGGAGATCCTAAAGCAAGTGCCGGTATCTTAGGTATATTAAAGCCTACACTTTTACCACCTAATTCACCACCTAGCCAATCCGGCAACTCAAATTTGAAGCCATTGATCTTATCAATCAGCAGATTCATGAGACCGATAACACCGTTAATAGGTGCTTTGGCTATTGCTTCGAGACTTCCGAACACACCTTTGAAAATGTTTTTTATGCCCTCCCAAGCTCTCCCCCAGTCACCAGTAAATACACCAGCAACAAAGTCAACTATGCCTGAGAACATCAATTTGACGTTTTCGAAAATGTCCTTCCACTTTTCAACGGTTGTTTCGATGATTACACCAAGCGCCGGGAACCTTTCAGATATACTAGCAATGAAGTTTTTAAAACTATTCCAAACCTCACTGACCTTAATCTTTATTTGATCCCAATTTCTATAGAGTACAACACCAATTGCAATTAATGCACCTATAGCGATAATCACCAAGCCTATTGGATTCATATTCATTGCAACATTGATTGCGAGTTGCGCAATCTTAACAGCTGTCATAACAACTTTAGCGGCTGTCATAGCGGTTTTATATGCTACAAATGCGCCAACGATACCATAGACAATCGGTTCAAATTTACTCCAATTGTTCTTGATATAAAGAGCCAACTTTAGAGCTGATTTTGCAACCTTCAAAATGATCTCTTTTACTTTCATTAAGACCTTAATAAAGGTCTTCATGGCATCTGATTTAAACGCCTTTTTCAACCAAGCCCAGAGTTTTTTTATCCGAGGTACCAGCTTCTCAACTGCCTTTTCAGCTGCAGTAAACATCTTTAGTGTTATGGCTTCAATCATTGGCATCTTAGTCGCAAACCATGTTGCAAACTTAGCCTGTAACGGAAGGATCTTTCTTCCTATCATTTCTTTAAACGCACCAAATTGATGATTTGCTGCAGCAATTTGACCTGCGTCAGTATCCAACAGTGCTTTGTTAACACCGCCGACATTCTGTTCAAGCACTTTTGCAAGTGTGGCCACTTTTTCTTGTTCAGTACCATACTTTAACACTTTTCCTTGTGCCTCATCGAATGATATTCCAGCTCGCGATAATGCGCCCAATTGCCCCGATAAAACTTTACCTAACATATTACCAACATTTACGCCGTCGCCCTGGGCGGCATTAATACCCTTCATCTGAGCTATAAGATCTAATGATCCTTCGGATAATGCTTTTACACTATCTGCAGTAAGGTTATAAGTTGCTAACTGTTGCTGAAATGCAGTTGTTACATCAGCACCAAGAACACCGTTTTTTTCAAGCATATCCGCATGTTTGTTTAAAGCTTCAACTTCTTCAGCCGTTGCCTTTCCAGTTGCATTGAATACTGCTTGAAGCTTTGTTTCAGCATCAATCATATTCTTAGCTTCACTGACACAATCAGATAATCCGGTTTTTATGGCATTAAAGCCGACATAAGCAGCACCAAGACCAATGGCGCTTTTAGCAACTGATTTAAAGTCACTAACCGCGCCATTTTTAAATTTATTGATGCTATTTTTTGTCTTCTTGACTTGCCTTTGAAAAGACCTGGTATTCTTAGAAGTTTTTAAAATAGGTTGAGAAAATTTGTCTTTAAGCTGCAGTACCGTTTGGACTACTTTTTTAGACATGTTTCTCCTTTCTATTGTTTGCCTATATCGTTCATTTGTTCAATATAAGTTTCCATTGTTGCCCGGTAAAACCTTTTTTCATAAGGTGAGAGATTAACTAATATTTCGTGTGAATGTCCTCTGAGCAGAAAGAAACTAATCATACTCATTTCTGCATCAGAGGTTATGAGTTTTTTATTTCTTCTTTTACTTCCTCATCTTGCTTTTTCTTGGCTTCTTCAAC